ACTTATTGTACCATTAAGTAAACCCCATAAATCATCAATTGATGAACCAGTACCTTCTTCAAAATCATAATAGTGAGTACCACCAGATGGTGGGTCTCCAGTCCAAGGGTCTAAACAATAAAGGTGCTCTGCAGCGTTAGCCGCACTAATATTATTACCATAACTACTAGGCATTAAACAAATCCAGTACTTAGCATTAGGCTTATTATCCCTAGGGTACTCAAAATCGAATTTTACAGTGTACTCTTTATCTTTAATAATAGGAATATTCTTTGCAACACGCCAAGTGTCAACCCCCTCGTGTTCAAACATTACTTTTTTTGAGTCAACATTCCAATTAGACCATCTTTCTTCATTAGTCTCACTCCAATAAACAGTCTTAGTTTGAATATTACCAGAGTTAAAAGTGTGATTAAACAATACCTTTTTAGAACCATTAACGTAATCAATATAACACCAAGCTCTCTTCTCAGGAATTAGTTCATAACCAAAACTTTCATTACAAGTATAATTATAATCAGTAGTAACATTATGATAATCTTGTCTATAAGCACCTTTTAAGAAGTAATCATCACCAGCGAAACCAACAGCTAAAGTAACATCACCAGTATAAACCTTACTAATAAGCTTACTAACAACATCCTCACCATAAGAAGTATGAGGAGTAGCACTCAAAAATATTTTAGAGTCATTAACGTAAACCGTGTCACCATCAATAATAAAGTTTTCAGGACCAAGCCAGTAAGGGTCAAGATAATCATCACCAACACCCATACCCCACTTAATAACGTCACTAGGATTATTCTTGTAACCCACGAGTTTAAACTCCTTAGTAGAGTAACGAGGAAACACAAAATTATACTTAGCATTCACTGGAACATTACTAAGCCGAGTACTCCTAGTAAAATTCATCGGTAACCATTTACCATAATACTTAACATATAACTCATAATCTTTTATCTCAGGACTAAAATCCAGTTTAATATCTTCACTATTATAAACATAAATACTCTTAGCAGTAGGATTAGTAAACGTTAAGTAAGACACGCAAGGATCCTCAAGGGTTCCCTGACACGTTTGATCACCATCACTAGTAATTTGTACACCTACAAGAGTTAATATGACAAATAATCCTATTAGTGTACTCCCAGCTGTTAAGTATATTCTCTTATATTTACCCATTTTATGTACCTGAACAAATCATTCCACCACTCGTAAATATTACGCAATTAGTAATCGTAGCATTATTAAACGTTGGATTACTCGTTGTCATAACATTTTGATTCATAGCATAAGTCGTTTTAAACTCTGTACTCGTTAATGTTAAACCATCACCAGCAGTATAAGTCGTGTCACTATCCGCCTTATTATTAAAAGTTGTCCAATCATCCTTATTTAAGTAACCATCAGCACTACTAGTCCCTACAGGCATCGCTATTGTTATATCTGAATCAGTACCTAGAAACACGTCATCAACTGCTCCCGTAATCGGAGCTGTAGTAATCAAATCTTTAGCAATAGTAGCAGATATAGCAGGAGTTGTTCCTTCACTACTAATTATCGGACTTGTCCCAGTCACACTCGTAACTGTACCAGTAGTAGTCGAGTAACCAAATGCTTCAATAAATGCTGTTAACTTAGTCTCATTAAGAGTGAAAACATTACTATTATCATAAAACCAATCCTCAATAAAAGAACTAACACTAGCCCAAAGAGTAGCAGAATCAGCATTACCCGTAAGCGGACCAACCAAAGCTGTACTAGTAATACTATCCGCACTACTAATAGTCCCAAGACTAGTAATATCAGTAGGATCTCCTAATGCATCCCAGTAATCACTACTATTAACCGCTAGACTTGTTCCTGCTAGGGTTTCATTAAATGTTATTGTTCCAGAACCAGTAATTGTACCACCAGTTAAATAAGTATCATCAGTACCCACACTCGTCACGCTTCCAGTTCCTGAACCAAGAGCTGTACACTCATAAACAGCACTCGTGCTATTATAAACATAACCTTCACCATTATTACAAGCAATCAAACTAATAGTTCCAGAACCAGTAATTGTACCACCAGTAATAGGCTCAGTCGTAGCCACACTAGTAACCGTACCAGTCGTGAGAGTAGTATCACAATCTATCTCTGTCCCTGCAGAATCATACGTGCAAGCCTTCCCATCAGATAAAGTTCCAAGATCAGTCCCTTCAACCATATTAGCATTAAGATCAGTAACCACCGTAGTACTCGACACATCAAATGGTGATGTACCAGTAGCAATATCTGATATAAACTTTAAAGCAGTAATATTATAGGCTCCAACATCCCAGTTACCAGTCAACCCCACATTACCATCTTTATGAATACTCAAAGGGTCAATCTCTTGACCAACAGGTGTACCAAAACCTTTACTTATAGCAACCCAGTCAAACTGCTGAATATTAGCAGTATTAGGTGGTCCCTCAACCTGATAAAACCTTAACTGCACGACACCACCACTAACATGATCAGAAGAATCATAAACTCCTAACGTCTTAATCTCATAAGTTTCTGAATCAGTTAATAGACCATAATCTTCCCAGTCAGAATCATTATAATCCCATACCTGAATCAAAGCCGAGTGACCAGAATCAACATTAACCTTATGCCTAATAATTAAAGTTGTGAAATCGACTATACCAGTAAAGTTAACCAATAACTCGTAATCAGAATTAGTCTCAGTAACATTATAAGATATCCCATCATACTCTTGAATATTAGATAATAGTCCAGCACCAGTCCCAGTAATAACAGAAACCAAAGAAGCATTATAGTACGTAGTACTTAACATACTAGTATTAAACAATAACTCTGAACCATCAAAAGTGTTCCAAGAATCACCACTAGTCCAATCATAACTACCATAAAAGTTAGTAGCTGTAACATTATAACCTGTAGCATTAATACTTGACGTCTTATTATAATAAGTCCCATCATCAATGATATCACCAGCGCTAATATCACTAGGTGAACCAAGAGCATCCCAGTAATCAGAACTATTAACAGCAAGGTCAGTCCCTGCCTTAGTTATATTAAAAGTAGCCGTACTACCACTCATATAAATATAAACATCATCAACTGTCGTGATAAACTTATCAGTTATCGCACTCCAAGCAACAGCCAACGCTGAACCAGCAGTCCCACTCGTCACTGAATAATTAACATTAAGGTCCGCTTGACTTGTTTCACCATCCCAAGTAGTAGCAGTCCCACTCGTCACTGAATAATTAACGTTAAGGTCACCCTCAGATGAATCCTCAATAAATTGTGAATCAGCAACTGACTGAGTATAATACCTCGCATCCCCACTAGTTAAGTTTAAACTAAGATCCCCAGTCTTATTATAAACCCATTCATCATCAACACTCCACCGAGTATCAAAATCTGAACGAGCATCAATCGTACTATTTAAGAGAGTCTCATTAAAAGAGAACACGTTAGTAAAGTCATAAAACCACTTACTAACAAACGAGCTTACACTAGCCCAATAAGTAGAAGAATTAGCATGAAGCGTATAATTAAAAGTAGTACCATTCACGTCATCAACATCCAACACTTTACTACCATCCTGAAAAATATTAGTAGCATTAATATTAGTAGCATTATAAACATCATTAGTCCCCATCTCAAGATTCTCATCCACACTAAAAGGGTCACCCGCACTCACCATTCCAACACATAAAAAGATTGCTAGTATAATTCCTATTAAGTTTTCGTATTTCATTGTGTGATCACCTTCTTCCAATCCGCAGAACTACTCATTCCTGCTGCAAGATAAAACTTTTTGTTTGTAGTATCATAATATACTGCTCCAACCATTGTTGGTGTACTAGTAGGCGCTCCAGCTCCACTAGTAGCCTTAACTCTAGCTTCTTGATCAGTAACCATTGCATTCCAATCCGCAGATAAGAAATCATCTAACCCAACCTTTGTATCATTCCAACTCATTTTTAGTCCACCAGTATCGAAGGCCTTATCCTAATAGTAGCCCTTCGCATCTTTCTTTCATTAATCATCCTTTGAATTACCTCCCTCCACTGAGGATAAGGCTCACCCTTATTCACACTCAACTCTCCAAGAGAATAACTCGTATTAAACGTGTACGTTCCACCAATAGCGTACACTGCAACATAAATAGCCGCCTCAATCTCCATAAACCTCTTAATATAATAAGGAATCTGAAGCTTCACAACCATACTTCCTGACTCATGAGCCTTAACTAATTGATCAACCTGTATCGTTGTCCCAACAGGAGTATCATTCACCTGTGCGACCTCCTTACTCCCATCCATACCATAAATCTCAACCCAATCATCTTTAGCAAACCCAGTAATAGAAGCCACTGAAATCTCCACACTCGTCCCCACGACCACACTCGCAGTAGTCGTTGTATCAGTAGTACTATCCTCCAATAAACCATACAAGTACTTAATAAACGTGTTATTATTACCCATAGTAAAATTACTAGCCTCAGCACTACTCGACAACATTACCTTACCACTCTGCTTCTCCCAATCAAGAGTCGAAGGAGTAACACTCGTAGAATCATTCAATATTAAAGCTCTAACACTCAACAAAGGATTCTTCATCGTAAAAATCCTCGACAAACTATTACCATTCATATGATCTATCCTCTGAGTCGGAACAAAAGAAGTATTCATCCACCTCTTCATCTCATCCTCAATAATAGTAATAGCCCCCTCTATAAGAGTATCACTAATAAGACTACTAGGAGCCCCACTAGCCCTTCTCACATCATCAACTGTTATAAAACTCATTTTAAACACTCCTTCAAATCAAGCTTTATCTCAGAAATATCTGACTGCATCGAGATAATCCTCTCCTGATTCTGAATTATAGTCATCTGATTAGCCTCTATACGATCCCCAATATCATTAATCGTATCAACATGCCTCGGACCAGCCTCAGCATACTCCGACTTCAAATAATCAACATCAGACTTTATCGAAACACCATAAGCTACCACTGTAGCCACACAACTAAGCAAAGCAATCACCACCATGATAAGCGCGAACGCTCCCTTCTGAATCACGTACCCACCATTACCATCTGACCTCATAACCTTCACCATAAAACTCTTAATCCCCAAACACTTCTTTAACCGCCTCATCAATACCATCATGCTTATGAACCTCTTCACCATTCTGAACAGCCTTAACAAGCAATACCCTAGTCGAATACTTATTTACAATCTCCTGAGCACTCTTTTTACCCACACCTTTAATCGCAACCAACTCCTTAAAATAAGACTCTGAGTCCTCAGGTTCTTCCTCGCGAAACCTTTCACCATTACCTTTTTCACCCTCAACTTCCTCTTCTTTTTTAACATCTTCTTCCACCTTCGATAACCCTGTTCCTTCAGCAATAAACCAAGGAATATCTATAATTTTACCTGGTTTAATCGTTTTCCAAACATAATTCTTAAGATTACCAGTTCTAACCTTAATCGATTTCTCAGTATCATTCTTGTATACCATTTTTAGTACTCCTCAACCATAATATAAGCCGTCGTGATATCTCCTCCTGCTGCAGATGTTATTGCAAGATTTAACCTTCCAAAAATCACATACTCTGTTGGAACTGCTGCGGTGTCTGTTGATAAAAAGACCATGTCTGCTGCCACATTATCCTGACATGACCTTCTAGGATAATAAACTCCATTATCCGCATCCGGATCAGCACCAAGATCTCCTAAATTAAGAACTTCTTGTAAAGCATCACCAACCACTGTTGGGTCTTCAGGATTCATCTCAAAAATGTTAATATCTCTATCACTCGAAGATGAATGTGTCGTGTTAGAATAAACCAGTTTTATCGAGAGAATCTTTCCTCTCATAGCTTTCGAATACGAGTTCCCAGTAGTTGCTCCTACCGCAATCGTGTTTTGTATTTTATGCATAGTTATTTTGCTTGGCATTGTTTTGACCTCGTTATATTTTTTCCCTGTTTAATAGGGCTGATTATGTTAAAAAATAAAAAAATAAAAAATTGTTTTTATGATGGATTTGCAATGGTTCTTCCTTCGGCAGTTGTTTCACTACCTTCTGAGACTTTATTTGTTGAGTTATTCAACCAACTATCATTGGTTGCGCCAACACAATTAACAGCATAACTTGTTGCACAAGGCAAAGTGTTATCAGTAACAATATTCATTTCTCCTGCTCCACCTTTATAAGTGCTAATTAAAAGAGTTGTGTCAATAGTGAAATTATTTCCTTTAATTAAACAAGCTCTTCCAGAAATATTAATTCCAGCATCATCTACTTTGTCATCAAACAAATTGTTTAATATTCTTGCTCGATAAACAGTTTTAACTGATGCATTCCCATAGATAGCTGTTGCCAAACTAGTGAATACATTATCTCTAATAGTCACATCTGCTGTGCTTTCCATATAAATACCATATAAAGCTGTTTCAGTTGTACTTCTAAAAATACAATTTTCTATGGTTGAACCCAATGCTGTAACTGCCAAGTCAATTGCTTTTCCTGTAGTTGCACCGTTTGGTCTGAATCTGAATCCAGATACATAGAAATCTTTTGCTGCAACAGTTAGTATTGTTCCTTCTGCAGTTCCAACAGTCCACATTACTCCTTCAGGACTATTACCAACACCAATGATCCTAAGTCCTACTTGAGCAACAGTTACTGTCACTGATTCTGCATAGTCTGATACTTCTGTGGTTTCGTTTCCCTTTACAAGGATTGTATCATAAACTCCACCCATTGCAAGACTTTTTGCAACTGCTTCTGCTATCGTAATAAATGCTTTATCCCATGTACTTCCTACTCCTGAAACGGATTTTGAACTATCAACATAATAAGTTGTTCCACCATTAGATACTCCTGAGAGTCCCTGAGTGAACGTACATTGTCCTAAAAACTTTAATGCTCCTTTTACGTCTCCTGAGACGTGTCCTAATCTTGCCATCTTTTTACCTTCCCCTGGGGCCTTTGCTTACGCGTGCCACTCCAAGCTGACACATGAATTTAAAATAAAAAAATAAAAAAATTGCTCAACTTATATTGATGAGCTTGGGTTTGGTACCGCAAAACCTTTTATAATGTAATACCTCTGATTGTTATCATTTGAACCAGTAACTGTCAAAGTTATTGTTCCAGTTGCAACAGTGGTTGTTGGATCAGCTGCAACAACAATACTGTTTGCTGTTGTGTGTTCATATCCTTCAACACCCATTAATCCAGTTGCATTAATACCATACTTTGTCAAATCGACATCAATTTCATCTGTATCATCAACTGTATTAATTGTTCTTATAACAATCTCATTATAAACATCACCTCGCTGTACACCAACAATTTCATAGTCTGTTCCCTCAATTAGCGCCATCTTTTAACACCTATAAAGCCGAACTCGGGTTTGGTACCGCAAAACCTTTCACAACTATGTACGTCTGATCATTAGTTGCTCCTGTCAGTGTCAGCGTTATGCTTCCAGTTGCAACAGTTGTTGATGGATCAGCTTGTGCTACCACTGAATTAGCAGTTGCTTGCACGTCTCCCCTAACACCCATTAATCCAGTTGCATTAATACCATACTTTGTCATGTCAACCACAATTGTATCACCAATATCTACAGTATTAATTGTTTTGATAACAATCTCATTATAAACATCACCACGTTGAACACCAGTAATCTCATAATCTGTTCCTTCTACTAATAGTCCCATCTTCGTTTACCCCCTTATAATATGTTGTCTATGAAACTATTAAAACTTGGAGCTCTCATCACAAGACATTCATAGATTTTCAACATAAACTTGTTACTATCGTTTGTTTTAGCAAGATCCTCATACGTCATATCTTGAAGAACTCTCATCTCAATATAATCAGTATCCAAGAAAAAGATTTGCTTAGCACCACTAGTATTACTCAAAAACATACTAGGAATAACCGGTACTGACCCTACCATAGTTTGTAATACTAACATTGGAGGGATTCCAAAAGGCAATTTAACTCCACCAACCAAGTCACTTGGCCTAAAATTAAAAGTGTCAATCATAATCTTTCTCAAATCAGTAACAACACTACTTGAAGCCACTGCGAGTTTTGGCCTACCACCATCATCGAAAGCGCTTTGCACTGTATCTTCAACATCATCCCATGTAAGAGCTGCACCATCCAAATCATTCTGATTAGTAGTATCTTGCAATTCTATAATACCATCAAACTGAGTCACATCAGTACTTGAATCCCCATTAATGATTAAATTTTCCTCAAGCTCTTTCAATGCTCTTGCTTTCATCAACACTTCTAACTGTTTAGCATTAGGTGCTCCAGCAGGACTGAACGAACCTTGTCCCATACCATTACCAGTAGGATTAAAACCTTCAACCATATAACTTGGCATTCCAGCTTGCATTGGACCAAGAACTCTTCCAATACTATACAAGAACTTGATACTTTCTGACTTCCTATCATAAGTATCATCTGCTTCAGGAAGCGCCGCGTCTGCAAGTGCAGTATAAGCTGATCCTTTTGCTGTAATAATATTATAATCCGCAGTCAAACCCATATTAGTCACTCTTGGGATTAACTCTACAAGAGGAGTCCACTTCCTACTTTGATCAGTAATTCTTGGATCCACATAAATAGGTACTAACGCGTAACCTGAAGTTCCAGTTCCACCAGCTGTTGGTCCAAGCGCTTTAGCCTGAATCTGAGCCATACCTTTCTCCATAACCCCTTTTAATTCTCCTCGAAGGTCTTGTCCAGTCCAACCATTGACATATGCAATGCCTGATTTTAACATACCGAATGAGGCCTCGTAAGCTCCAACATGATCAAATGCTCCACTTATTACTCCTGTTCCTAAATTTACCATCTTCATTTACCCCTTTATATCAAGTCAATTGGTCCAACAAAGCTATTTGCTTCAGTACCAGCTTGACTTGTTTGTGATTTGTTCTCTGCTCCTTTAGCTTTTTGTAGAGGTTTCTCCACAATTGCTTTAAGATCAGCATTTTCTTTTCTCAGGTCTTTAACTTCTGTAACCAGTCCATCAACAACAGATTTTAATTCCTTAAAACCTTTTTGTTCACCTTCTGGAGCATTAGTTTCTGCACCTTCTTCACCTTCAACGTTAGCTGCAGGTTTTCCTTCCTCTGGCTTAGCACCCTCTTCAGGTTTTGGGGTTGCTGCGCCAGCATCAGGTTCATTATCTTTTGTTTTTACCATTTGTTTGTACCCCTTAAGTTTTTTATCTTTCAGAATCGTTGATTCTTCAGGATTATCAGTTGCATATTTTATGTCATGAATTATTTCACTGAGATCATGTACGTATTCCCTTAATGAAGCTATTGATTGCTCTATCTCTGGGTGATTATGCACACCCATTGGTTTTTCATCAGTATGGATATGTTTACCATCTTCCTGATAAGACTTCTTTTCTCGATTCTTTATTTCAATATTTTCCATATCAGCACCTTCCTTAGATTTCATAAATTCCAAACTCTTGGCCATCACTGCACTCATTGTAGCCATCGGATTAATAGGATTACCTGTAAGTGCCACGTTTAAAAGATTCACATCATCTAATAATCTAACACTCTTCCCTTCACGATCCTCATTCATTGTCTTAGTAGGAACATAAGCAATAGAAAAAGCATCAAGCATCTCACTCTCAACATTACTCCAAATATCTTTAAAAGTCATAGTAACATTTCCCTTCTCATCAAACTTCTTCCAAGTAGGATTCATCTGCCACTTAACAATCACGCCCTTCTCATCTCTACTTTTATCAACAGCTTTTCCAAGTGGAAGCCGAGTCTTGTTTGCTTCAGCATCCAACTTACTTTTTCCTCTGAATGATTCATGCTCAAAATCGAGTTTAATACTTCTACCATCAAATTGTTCCAACATACTATCCATACAAGACTCAGTCACCACGTCATTCACGAGGTCAAGGTCTCCTGTAGAAATATATCCCTCAACGAAGTACTCTTTCCCTTTTACTCCATCAATAGTCTTATAATTCAGCTTGTCACTATAGAACACGAATTCTTGATCATTTTTAATTGTCATAATATTACCTCACACTATAATGTATTTAAGTTTTTTTAGGGTAGAGCAAATTAATTATGATCTATCGAAGTATCAGCCTGAAAAGTCCAAGTACTCCTACAATTCACGTGCGCTGGAGGCACAGGCCCCCTCCACTCACCTTTAGGATCCACGAAGTCCTCATCCAGTCCAACTTCTTGACCATCCAATCTCCTACACAACGGGCTAGTCCTCGCATCAAGATGCGCAGAGTACACTTTTTTACCTGGCATACCACTCTTCATGTAACCATGAAGCCTACCAAAATTAGCAGCCCTATTACTCTCAGTTCTAGCAATCATGTTACCACGATTATCACCAACCTCAAAAACCTTAAGAATCTCAGATTTTAACTCATCTTTCCCTGAGCCATCCATAAAACCTCTCTGCATAACACCCCTCAGTTTCTCAGCAATATCATCATTCATACCCTTAATATTATCATAAGTGTACTCACTCATGTAATCAATAGCATTCTTATCAGGTAGAATGTTCCGGTTCAAGTCTTTCTCTGCTTGCTCCCACCCTTTAAGATAATTATTTTTAATAATCTGTTCTGTGATAGATTTAAGAGCAGTAATTCCAAGTAATGATTTAATTCTTGTCATGATCTCCTTGATTCCTTTCACTTCATTAAGTGTAGGCTTACCCATCTCCACATCTAAAAATTTAATAATAGCTTTCTCATTTTGTTTATTAACATACCTGATAGCTTTCTCTAGCCTAGTATATCCTGTTGGCCTCTCGCCTTCCTTAAGAATCAAAGGGTTAGAAGTTATTTGAGCTTTAGTCTGATTTTTTTTTTTAGGATCATCCTCGTCAGTTTCAGCTCTCTCCGAAGCATGTTCTAATAATTCAGCTTTTGAAATATCTTCATCATTAAGAAGTTTAGTTGCTCTTGAAACAAAATCATCAAGAATTTCTCTTTTTTTATCAGTCAATGCTTTAGTCTCTTTTTTTTTGTCTTCGTCTTCATCAGGATCTTCCTCTTCCTCAGCATCAGGATCAACAGTTGGTTTCTCAGGAGGCCCCCTCAAACCCTTCTCATCAACATCTGTCTGCTCATTATCATCAGGATTCATAGCATCATTCTCCCTCTGAGAATACCCATCTCCAAAAGTGAAATTATTACCATCTGACTGCATCCAATCCTTAGGAGCATCATCACCCCACTCCAGGTCATCCAATCCTTCACTCTTCCTGATCTCATTAATAGTTTTCAAACCTGAAGATGTCTGCAACTTATATAATTCATACTTTACTGTTTCCTCATCAACATCAAACTTCTTAAACACGAACTGGTACTTTGGCTTCCTTATTACTTTTCCGCTTGGAGTTTTTATCTCCCCAAAGTACTCAAACTCTGAGACTATACTCATGTTATAATTTGATTCCAGGTTTCTAAGCATTGGATTGATAGCTTTCTTCCTGAACACTTTTGATTGTACAATCTGATTCGCTGATCCTTTTGCATCCTCAGTATATCCAAGCTCTACTGCAGTAACACCAAAACTTGCCCAAACCATTTTAGTATACCACTTCTGCTTCTCAATAACTTGCATCTCACTTGCACTGAACTCTATTCTTTGAAAAGTAGGAGTCTTATTAACAATAGGAACCTTATTCATAATCTTCTTCCATGAACCAAACTCATCCTTTGTCCTTTGAGTCTCGAACCATTGTTCCTTAAAAGCTTTTATCTCATCCGCATCTGACTCATCCAATCCTATGATTCCTTTTGGAACATTATTATCATTGTAGTATTCGAGGTCTGACTCAATCATATAAAGAAGCATTTGCAAACTCTTAGCCAAGAATTGCACTGGACTGAACCCGTAATGATCATCAGTCCTCTTCATCTTCTCAATCCAAATAATCTCCCTCCTACCAAAAGGAACAGGTATCGGTCCCGCAATCCAACCATACTGGAAGTACGCTGCTCTCTCCCTAGAACTACTAGCAGTTATCTCAGTATAAGGATTAAGATACTCTTGACCCACTGAATCATCCACTATCCTATTAGGCATAATAATATCATCCCTATTAGTAAACATTCCATGAACATCAGGATTCTTAGTAAAAGTCGCACCATCCCTAGCAACAACCTCAACCATCTCCTCCTTCATATTAAAAACTTTATTTAGAACTCCACTATTAACCTCAAGGATATCTCTCACTGGCATACGAATAAAAACTTCCTCAAAAGACTCACGATTAGTATTCGGGTTTAAAAAGAAATTCTTTATATGCTCCTTCTCAGCTTCATCCTCCTGATCTTCCATACCATCATTCGGCACAATATCCCAAGGAATACTAGCAATCTCATCAATAATAGTAGAAATACACATTTCAACATACGGAGTCTGCGCGAGATACCGAATATAAGTCATGTTTGCAAATCTCGGGTAACCAAAAGGCGGCTTATACAAGAATTTCGGGATATAACCTTTATTAATCCCCTCTCTCGTACACTCATTAAGAGAATCCACTATTATTACAGACTTCTTTGAGAAGCCAAGCCAGTCTTTGAATGATGTCATAAGAGTGATTAGTGAGTTTGGAAGTTATAAGGATAATACCAATAATACCCAATACCATATTTAAACTTTTTTAGGGTAGAGCAATAATTACCCGAACCCGAAAGCTAAACCAGTATTATCCTTCCAAACAAAATAAACTAATCCATCACCATAATCAGGAGACTTATCAGGATCCACAACCTTCTTCTTATTCGCACTAGTCCTCTCCCACTTCTCAGCAATCAACTGAGTCCTAATCTTATGATTCTCAGGAATATCAATAAGGTTACCCCTCATAATATCCGCGAGCCTAAAATAGTTCTCAGCCTTCTTATTCATAAAAATATCCTTCTTAATAGCTTTCTCACCATAATGACAACCAACAACCTTAATATTCTTCATGTTCTTCTCAGATATAACCTCTTTCAACCTACTAAGCGGCCCACTTCCTATCCCTATCCTATCAATATTTATTCTTCCAAGAACACTAGGCTCAATAAAGTTTATAGTAATATCTATAATCTTACCAACCACCCTCATCGGGTCACTCTTCGCCTCACTATACGATCCAACCACTTGATACTTGTTCTGCCACTCAATACCCCAAAAGATAACAGTCTCATCAAGACCCATCTCCGCAGGATCACAAGAAACAATCTTCTTAAACTCCCCAATCCTCACCAACAAGTTCCTCTTCTGACTCAAATACGCTCCTGAACCCATCTTAGTCCTATTACCCTCAAGAATCTTTAAGTCATCAACGTACCCTGTTAACCTATCCTGAAAGTTAAACCTTGTTCTCTCCGCCATTTGTATCCATTCAAGAGAGAACAAGCTATCCTCTGACTGCTCAGGGAACTTAGACTCATATAAAACAGTGAACTCCAAAGGCAGCAAGTCCCTTTTTTGCTGCATCACGAACTTCTCAGTAGTCCTACCCTCCCTCACAGCCTGCTTCCAACCAATCTGGATAACCTCCCACTCAGGATTAAGAGTATGATCATACGCCTTATTATCCCTCTTCCAAGGATTATACAATTCTATCTCAATTGATTCTTCAGGATTATCCCCAAGCATCCTACTACTCTTAGTATAAGCAGCCCTATTAATTAAACAAGCTTCATCCCTGATCAAGATGTCACAGTTATGTGTTAGAATTCCATTTACAAAATAATTATTATTATGTTCTACTTCGAAATTGTAAGTTTTTTCTTTTGCAGGTATTTTTTCAGTTCTTGTGACAACAACCTCTTCCACATCACTCTCTTGTAGTTTGTCTTGCAGTGACAACTCGGACATAAAGTCACAAGATTCTCTTTCTTGCTGTTTTGCTTGTTGTAATCTATATGATGTATTTGTAAGTATCCAGTCTTTCCACATAAAAAGCACATGTGACCATCCCTTTCTCTTATCTGAATTTTGAGTTTCTTGTTGAAATCTGGAGCCCATGGTAGACTTTTGATTCCTCCTTTCCATGCTGGATTCTTTTCCATCATCATTTTTTCTGAATGACCTCTGTTTGCACATGCTCTTGAGCAATATTGAGAGTCCTTTCTTGCTGGTATTACTTCGAATTCTTTGCCACAGTATTTGCATATGAGTTTTACTCTCTTTTTTGGTCTTTTCTTTCTTGCTATGTCTCTGCATTTCATACTGCAATAAATTCTTTCTCTTGTTAGGTTTCTGCTTATGGAGAATTCTCTGCCACATTCTTTGCAAGTAATTTTCTTTTTCCCGCCTACCCACGATGGATTGTTCTTTCCCCTTTGCCATTCTGCTCTGCATTTGTGACTGCAGAAGTGACGCTTTACTCTGTGAATATGACTTGGTCTCCTCTCTATTGTGTTTCCGCATTGATAACAATTGGTTATTGCCATAATTATTAGAATAGCAGTTGCATTTAAGTAATTTGTCCTTACTACGCACAGATTTGGCTAAAATATAACCTTTTCCTTCAACATATACTGGATGATTATCTGTCACAATAAAATTTCCTTTTGTATGATATATATTAATTAAATCTCTTTTAGGATTAAGAATTCGATGTTTGACTTTTCTAAATTCTACTTTTTTCTTATAATGGTCATATGATAAAACAAACATATTTTTTTTCTCATAATAAAACAATTCTTCTGCAGTCATTTCTCCATTATCAGTTATTAGTTTAGCTTTAGGAGGTACACATCCGAACCCCATCAACCTATCCGCATCTCCCTCACCACTAAAAACACGATATTCTGCTCCAGTTACAAAAGTCATTCTCTTCCTGGAAGCCTCTTTACCAAGCCTTGCCACGCCAGTTGCGAACAATTGAGCTTTTGCAAGAAG